CGAAGTAAAAGAAGTGCAGGACGTTGCTGCTGCAGTGTGGACCGCTGAGGTTGTCGCTGCTTATGAAGAATCTATCTCTAACTAATTATGTTTTCTATCTCTAAACTCGTAGCTGACGCTGCTGGCAACGTGGTTGCCCTTGACTGGACCTTTGAAACTGAAGTAGGACGTCTCTCTAATTGTTTGGAACTCCAACGTCCCTTTGGTGATGTTCCTCTTAATAGCGTAACTACAGCCGTAGCTGTCGGCTGGCTCGAAGCTCAGCTCTCTAACACTGCTGAAGAACTCTCTGCTTACATCGAACAAGAAGCACAGAGGCAAGCCTATGTGTCTGAATTTGTTGAATACAACGTTGGTGAAGCTGCTCCTGTTCGGGTGGCTGAACCTGCTCCTGTAGTAGAAACTGATTGATGATTGAAACCTTAGTTCCTGTTCTCATAGCAGGAGCTACAGGTTTTTCTGTGCTTATCTCTAAATTACATACACGAGTAACTAATTTAGACCACCGTATTGATGCATTTGAATTACGTGTAGCTGAGAGCTATGTATCTAAGACAGACCTCAGCGAAGCCTTAGAGAGGTTTGAGACACACATGCTTCGCATTGAAAATAAACTCGATAAAATTATTCTTAAATAATGGCTTATTCAAAAAAAGAGCGTAAAGCTCACAAGGGGCCTAGAAAAAAGCGTCAAGAAGACTTGAAAATTACTAGGCTTGATAAAGCCAAATTTCCTAAAAGCAGGACACACGACCAACGTTTTGAAGAGCAAGGTCGAATCCACAACGCTGAGATGAGAGCTAAAAAAATAGAAATGGAAAGGATGCGTACTACAGGTAAAAGCTTGAAAGAAGTACGCATTCCTAAAAAACTAAGACAATTCTTTGGTAGATCTATTGACTCATGATTACTCTAATTAAACCCATCCTTTTTGCATTCTTTAAATCAGATGCAGTAAAGAAACTGATCATTGACTTGCTGACTAAGCTCGCTCAAGAAACAGATAATGATCTTGATGATACTGCTGTAGCAGCACTTCGTGTTGCACTTAAGGTATGAATAAAAAAGCAACAGAAGACAACTTCAATGAGCTGCATAACTTAGTCACACAAGAGTTCCTCTCTCGCATCAGGACGGGAGAGGCAACTACTCAAGATTTAAAAGCAGCTTGTGATTGGTTGAAAACAAATGATATTAGTGGTGTTGCCTATGACGGTAACCCTCTAGATAAATTGGCAACTCTTATGCCAAAAGTAAGTCCTGAATTAGTACAAGAGCGACTTTATGGCAAAAGGTAGTGGCGCTAAATACGCCAATGGTAACTACAAAAACCAACAAAAAGCTTATAACAGAACCCCTAAAGGGTTAGAGCTTAGAGTCAATGCAAATAGGTTACGAAGACAACTCAAAATTAAAAAGGGAGATCCTAGAGACGCTGGTCACTACAAAGGATCTTCTACTAAAGGTCGTCCTCAATCTCGCTCTTCTAACCGTGCTCGTAAGCCTGCATGACCCCTCTGTACCCCACCCCTGATTATTACCTACACAATCTAATAGCAATGACGTCTCCAGAAGCTAAGCGCCTGTGGAGGCGCTCGATTAAAGAACACTTTGATTGCACCTGTGTTTATTGCGGAAAAACTTATGAATTTAACGAACTCACTTTGGATCACGTTCGTCCTAAAGCCTATGGCGGTGCCGATACTACTAACAACGTGGTGGCCTGCTGTAGAGCATGTAATCAGGAAAAAGGTACAACACATTGGAAACAGTTCATTCAACAACACTCTAATCCACTTAGAGAATATTTAATTCTTCAACATATCAACTAATGGCTAAACCTAAAAGAGAGTCTATGAGGGCTCGTCAACGTAGGCTTCTAAATGAACAACGTGCAAGACGTGATGCACGTAATGCTGAACAAAAAACAAAACGCCTTCCTGCTAAAGGTGGTAGTTCAGCAGATAGTCGGGCAGCTAAAGGACAACGTCGTGCTACCAGCACACGTCAAGCAGCCAACCAACAACGAATCATGTCCGAAGGCGCTCGCCAATACATCAAGCGTCAAAATGCTCGTGACAAGCAAGATGCAGCAGCTAAAGGCACTAAAGGTACAACAACAAGAACCGGACGTGCAGCTGCTGGAAAACTAGCAACTAGATCAAGCAACTTTGCTGGTAATAAGTCCGGTTCAGCTACTGATGGACGGATGGAAAAGGTAAGAGTTCGCGTTGAGCCACAAAAGCAGCTTCCTCCTGCAAAAAATAAGTCTTTGCCAGCTGGTAAAAAAGGCGGTGGTATTGTCAAATCAGCAGGTAAGGCAGCAGGTAAGGCAGCAGGTAAGGCAGCAGGTAAGGCAGTAGGCAAGGCAGCTGGTAAAGCTGTAATAAAAGGTGTTGGTAAACTCCTTGGTCCTGCAGCCCTTGCTGTTAGTGCTGTAAGCGAAGCAAAAGACCTTGCAGATAGTGTGAGGCGTGGTGAAGGCGTTGCGCGTATTCCAGGGCTTGTGAAGCGCATCTCAAAGGCTAATAACGATAGAAATAAAGCTAATCAACCCACTACACGCAGGAAAAGAGGTCAGGCATCTAAGACAAAAGAAAGCGGCAAGAAGCCAAATCCAGCATTTAGAAAAGCTATGGGCATGGAATCAAAACCCATGCGTCCAAATAACAATAAAAAAGCTACAACAGCAGCTAATGCTAAAGATGTAGATCAAACTCCTTATGGTCAGTCTTCTTCTAAGCCTAGTTCTTCCCCTGGCAGTAACCGGGGCTCTAGTGGTTCTAATAGATCCAAAGGTTCTGTAAAATCAACCTCAACTAACAACAGCAAACCTGGTACTAACCCAAATCAAAGGGGTGTCACGGCTCCTAAGTCAACTAAAAAGACTTACGGTGTACGTGATGGTAATCAACCTAAAGGTAGAACTACCCGTCTAGAAAAAGCTATCGAAGAAGCAAGAAAAAAGAAGTACAAAAGCTCTAACTAATGTCAAACGTCCTTGAGGCGTTAAAAGGTGATTTCAAGCTGTTTCTCCAGGCTCTCTGGCAGCAGCTTGATCTGCCTTCGCCTACCCGTGCTCAATATGCAATCGCCGACTATCTTCAGTTTGGACCTAAGCGTCTTCAGATACAAGCTTTCCGTGGAGTGGGAAAGAGCTGGATTACTGGAGCCTTTGTGCTTTGGACGCTTTTCAATGACCCTGAAAAGAAAATAATGATTATCTCAGCTTCTAAAGAACGTGCTGACAACATGTCGATCTTTCTTCAGAAACTGATTATTGAAACTCCCTGGCTATCTCACTTACAACCTAAATCAGATGACAGTCGCTGGTCTCGTATTAGCTTTGATGTTAATTGCAGCCCTCACCAGGCCCCCTCAGTCAAATCAGTAGGAATTACAGGCCAATTAACTGGATCTAGGGCAGATTTAATGATCCTTGACGATATCGAAGTTCCTGGTAACTCCATGACAGAACTCATGAGAGAAAAGCTCCTACAACTTTGTACAGAGGCTGAATCAATCCTTACTCCTAAAACAGATTCAAGGATCATGTATTTAGGTACACCTCAAACAACATTTACCGTCTATCGTAAGCTAGCTGAGAGGTCCTACAAGCCCTTTGTTTGGCCTGCTAGGTATCCTAGGTCCATTTCTAAATACGAGGGCCTTCTAGCGCCTTCTCTGGTGGCTGATATTGATAACGGTGCTGAACCTTGGGATGTAACTGATCCTGATCGTTTTGATAATGACGACCTAATTGATAGAGAAGCCTCTATGGGTCGTAGCAACTTTATGTTGCAGTTCATGTTAGATACAAGTTTATCAGATGCTGAAAAATTCCCTCTTAAATGTGCCGATCTTATCGTCACTAGCGTTAACCCTGAGTCTGCTCCCGAATCCATCATTTGGTCATCAGACCCACAAAACTGTATTAAAGAACTCCCCATTGTCGGACTCCCTGGAGATTATTTCTACTCTCCAGTGCAGTTACAAGGAACATGGGGTCCTTACCAAGAAACAATCTGCAGTGTTGATCCGTCGGGCCGTGGCTCAGATGAAACAGCAGCAGCTTTTATCTCCCAACGCAACGGTTTCTTGTACTTGCACAAAATGTGTGCTTACAGAGACGGATACAGTGACAACACACTACTTGACATTCTAAAGCACTGCAAACGTTACAATGTG